TCTTCAAGAAAGTTGCACTGACTGAATAGGTCCATTGGACTTTTGGTGACAGGAGAACCTGTAAGTATACGGCGGTACTTGGCGTACTTCGTCATCACCATGAGGTTCTTTGTGCGGTTGGCTTTGCGGTTCTTTATGGTTGTGCTTTCGTCAACCACCATCATGTTATTTGGGTTCTGTACAAGGAACCTACCCGCTGCTTCTGCACCGCGTGGCGATGAGAAAGCCTCTACGTTCACCACAAAAAACTTCAGCCCGTCGAAGTCTTCCATGATGAAATCATCAAGCTCTCGCGCATACTTTTTAGATGTACTAGGGGTCCAACGCATAACATAGCGATCAATATGATCGGGCAAGTGATTCGGTATTTCGCCCTTAACCCAGTTGTCGTAGACGCCCTTTGGAGCCACTATGAGTGCGGCTTTGATTTCATCCTGCTCATATAGAACACCAATGTTATCAATGGTTACTTTAGATTTTCCTGTACCCATCTCCATAAATAGAGCATGGTAAACATCTGACCACGACGCTTCTAACGCGGTCTGCTGATGATCGTATGGTTTAGTTTTAAATTTGTAATTTTTCATGTTCCACCTCTTGACTATAAGAATTAATAAGAATATCTAGGAACTTGTCAAGGCCCCAACAAGGTCTTTAACAACGAACCGCGAAACACGAACCACGAAAGGAAGACTATGTCAGACGACATTATCGGTATGTTCGAAGATGACTTTGAAAAAGAGTTTGCTTCGAACTTAGAAAAAGCTGACGGCGGGGTACTGAAAACAGTATCCGAGTTAGCACGGGCTATCGCAGCCAAAGAGGCACAAGTGGCAGACTTAGATCGCCAGTTGAAAGATGCCAAAAAAGAACTTCTCAAACTAACGGACGAGGACCTACCTGCTTCGATGGCAGAGATGGGCTTGGCTTCGTTTACCTTGGACGACGGATCACAGATCGATGTAAAGCCCACATACGGCGCATCTATTCTCGTGGACAACCGCCCGAAGGCTTACGAATGGCTCCGCGACCACGGCTACGACGACATTATCAAGAACAATGTCAGCGTGTCCTTTGGCCGTGGCGAGGACGATCTGGCCAACGCATTTAAGGCGGTGGCAGAGAAGGAAGGGTTCTTACCGCAACAGGAGACATCTATCCACGCGGGTACTCTGAAAGCATTCGTTCGCGAACGCATTGAAGCGGGCGACGAATTTCCAATGGAACTATTTGGCGCATATGTAGGACAACGCGCATTTATTAAGAAGGGGAAAAAATAATGGCCAGTGCAGTAGCAAAAACAAAGAAGGCTGACGTAGTCGAGTTCGATCCAAGCATGTTCGAAGCAGATGCAGGAGAAGGCGTAAGCAACATGGGTCAGGACGACCTCGCGCTTCCGTTCCTAAAAATCCTGTCAGGCTTGGACCCTCTGTTGGATGAGTTAGATCACGCAAAGCGTGGCGACCTATACAACACCGTATCGGGTCAAGTGTACAAAGGTAAGGACGGCATTCGTGTCATCCCTTGTGCTTACCAACGCCGCTATATCCAGTGGGCACCCCGTGGCAGCGGGTCAGGCGCACCGACTGCAATCTATGAGACACAGCAAGACTGTCCAAAGGTGCAGCGTAGCAAGGACGACAACAAGGACTACGTTGTCGGCGGCGATGGTGAGTACATCGAAGAAACACACCAACACTTTGTTCTTATCATAGGCGACGACGGGTCAGTTGAGACTGCTCTAATCGCTATGAAGTCCACTGCGCTCAAGAAGAGCCGCAAGTGGAACAGCATGATGTCATCTATCACCATGCAGGGTAAGAACGGCCCGTTCACTCCGCCTCGCTACAGCCAAGTCTATCTGATGAAAACTGTGCAGGAAGAGAACAGCAAAGGCTCTTGGCACAACTGGGAAATGACACGCGAAGGTCCAATCACGGACGGTGCTATCTACAAACGCGCTAAAGACTTCTACGACAGCATCAACTCTGGTGATGTAGTTGTGAAACACCAAGACGACAGTGCGCCAACACAAAGTGACGACGTTCCCTTTTAATTGCAGAGAGGGTTTCCTTTTCCCTAGATGACCCGACGGGCGGCGGGTTCTGCGAACCGCCCACTAACAACATTGAGGTGAACGATGTCCGAAGAGAAATTTGCGGCCATCTTCGATGGTCTACAACAAGCATATGGCACGTACAGAGTAGAGAAGAAGCAGTCTAACGGTAAGAATACTGGAAAGGCTTCCATTGTACGTGAACCACGGACCCCGAAACTGTGGCAGGGTCATTTGTCTGGCAAAGGCAATTCAATCGGTGTCATACCGATTAACGAAGACAACAAATGTAAGTGGGGCTGTATTGACGTCGATCAGTATCCGCTAGATCACAAGCTGTTGCTTGAAAAGATTAGACGTATGAAGCTGCCCTTAGTCGTGTGTCGATCTAAGTCTGGCGGCGCACACTGCTTTCTGTTTGCAGAGGATTGGGTTGAGGCCCGCGACATGCAGAAGGCATTGCAGAACATTTCCGCCGCATTGGGTTACGGCGACAGTGAGATATTTCCCAAGCAAGTTAAGCTGAACCTTGAGCGTGGTGACGTAGGTAACTTTCTAAACCTGCCGTATTACGACGCAGAAGGGGGTCTACGCTACGCGTTCTTGGACGACGGCACCTCTGCCGACTTAGAAGAGTTCTTCGCACTGTACGAGGCGCACAAGCAAACGCCTGAACAGGTGATAAAACTACAAGTGGAAAGCACCGCCGACATGGCGGACTTCGACAAAGGGCCGCCCTGCCTCAAGATATTGGCCAAGCTAAAGATTTCTGAGGGTGGGCGCAACAACGGATTATTTAACGTAGGCGTGTATCTGCGTAAGGCGTACCCAGACAGTTGGGAAAGCGAAATCCTGCGATACAACATGGAATACTTTGAGCCACCACTGCCGCTAAACGAAGTGAACATCGTGGCCAAGCAAGTGCAGCGCAAGGACTACGCCTACAAGTGTAACGACGCCCCTATCAACGCGCACTGCAACAAGGACCTGTGCCGCACGATGGAGTTTGGTATTGGCGCAGCCGCGTCGGGCGTACCGATTGCAAACCTACGCAAGTACAACTCTACACCGCCCGTCTGGTTTCTGGATGTAAACGGCGAACCGCTTGAACTGGACACAGATGCCCTGATGAACCAGTCGGCGTTTCAGAAGGCTTGCATGGAGCAGCTTAACCTCTACCCACGCACCGCTAAGAAGGAGCAGTGGGAAGCGCGTGTCGGCGCACTGCTCACGGAAATGAAAGAGAACGAGAGCGCAATCGTCGAGGTGGCACAGGATGCAAGCATTAGTGGTCAGTTCTACGACTACTTGGAAGAGTTCTGCTCTTATCTACAGACGGCTCAAGACCGTGAGGAGATACTGTTACGCAAGCCGTATACAGATGAGGAAGAGGGCAAGACATACTTCAGGCTCAAGGATTTCGAAGCGCACTTACGCAAGAACAAATTCTTTGAGTACAAGTCGCACAAGGTGGCGCAGCGTCTGCGCGACATAAATGGCGACAGTACCGTCCTGAAGATCAAAGGCCGCTCTGTTCGTGTCTGGTGCATACCGTCTTTTGAAAAAGGCGACATGGATATCAAGGTGCCACAATTTGGCGGGGAGTCTCCGTTTTGAACGATTTTAAGCAAAAACGAAACAAAGAGATCGTCCGTATGATCGACGAGGAACTCATGACCGCAACGGCTGTGGGCAAGTGGTTCAACATCTCAAAGCAACGCGTGTCGCAGATATATAACAGGGAAAAGCAGCATGTTCAGAATATTCGGACCCCCGGGGACGGGCAAGACAACGACGCTACTCAACATGGTGGACAAGGCTCTTGAAGACGGCACTCCGCCCATGGGCATTGCCTTCCTCGCGTTTACTAAAAAGGCCGCAACTGAGGCCAAGGAACGCGCGGCTGCCCGCTTCAACCTAGACCCGAAGAAGGACCTGTTTTACTTTCGCACACTACACAGTCTCGCTTTGACGCTTTCTGACATACGCCCCGAACAGGTGATGCAGCCAGAAAACTATCGTGAACTGAGTAAGGCTATCGGCATAACGCTACAGTCTGGCGCAAAGCCCGACATCGACGACGATCTGGCGGACATGGTAAATCAGCATGACCCCATCATCGGCCTAATCAACCTAGCGCGGATTAAGAAGACCGACCTGCGCGAAGAATATAACAGAAGCGATCTGGAAGAAGATTGGAACACGGTAAACTTTGTGGCAAAAAGTCTCCTTGCCTACAAGAAGGGTAACAACCTTTTCGACTTCACCGACATGCTGCAAAACTTTGTAGACGACAGCCACCGCTTCTGCCCACGCTTTAGCCTATGCTTTCTCGACGAAGCGCAGGACCTGTCACCCCTACAGTGGGATATCGCCCACCTAATCGAACAGAAGGCTGACCGCATGTACTGCGCAGGAGATGACGACCAAGCCATCTACCGTTGGGCAGGGGCCGACGTGGATCACTTTATCAACCTAGACGGGCCGTCTGAGACACTTTCTAAGTCGTACCGCATCCCGTCAACCGTACACGGTATCGCCGAAGGTATATCCAAGCGTATACACAGGCGTTACCCCAAGCGATACGAGCCGAGAGAAGAACGCGGAAACTACTCACGGATCACCGACGTGTCTGAACTGGACATGTCCCGCGGCTCTTGGCTCGTACTAGCCCAAGCAGGATACCTGTTGCAGCCCGTCGCTGCCGACCTACGCTCCAACGGACACCTGTTTACCTATCGCGGCTCACGGTCCATTGGCGAGAAATTAAGTGACGCCGTCAACGGGTGGACCGACCTACAGAAGGGCCGCACTGTGTCAGGCAAAACAGCCCGCAACATCTATAGCTACATGTCTACAGGCAACCGTATTGCACGGGGCTACAAGAAACTTACAGGCGTAGAGGACACAGACGAACTCAGCTTGGCGCATCTACAGTTGCACCACGGGTTAGCCGCCGACGAAAACATGATCTGGTCAGAGGCCATGGACCGCATACCAGACAAAGACCGAGCCTACATCACCGCGCTATTGCGCCGTGGCGAGAAGTTCAATGGGACGCCCCGCATCACAGTGTCCACGATCCACGGATCAAAGGGCGGCGAGGCCGACAACGTAATCTTGTTTACTGATCTATCTGCGGCAGCGGACGAGCAGCTTAAACATAACCCCGACGACATACATAGAGTGTTTTATGTGGGTGTAACGCGGACCCGCAGGAATTTGTTTGTCGTTGAACCAGAAGACGCGCAGAGGAGTTATCCGTTATGAGTGAAATCATAGCATGGCGATACATCTGTTCTTGTGGATATAGGTGGATTACTTATTGGAATCGTTATTCCCAAGACGAATGTCAAAAATGTGGACTATATGTTTACCCATCAGGGGGAGAAAAAGAATGAGTTGGGATTACTACTGGGCAGTCAGGGACGACGGTTTGTACATCTGGGAAGATAATGTCAAAATAGCAAAAATACCCCCAGAACAATTCGTCTTTATAATGGCCGATATGGCGCAACATCTAAAATGGCAGGTTACAGATGGCACTACAAATGGCAATGTTCGCTCCCAAGAGCGAGTGGGTTCCACCCCACGAACTACCCGATATAACGAACGCTAAGAAAATAGCGATTGATGTCGAGACACGCGACCCAAATCTAAAGCAGAATGGGCCGGGATGGGCCACTGGCGACGGCGAAGTTGTAGGCTACGCAATCGCCGTGGACGACTGGTCTGGATACATCCCAATTCGGCACGTTGGTGGCGGCAATCTCGACGAGAAAATAATCAACCGTTGGCTCAAGAAGGTATTCGAATGCCCTGCCGACAAGATCATGCACAACGCACAGTACGACATGGGTTGGATACGTCGCATGGGCTTCGATATAAAGGGCAAAGTGTACGACACCATGGTCCTTGCGTCCCTACTCGACGAGAACCGTTTTAGCTACAGCCTGAACGCACTCGCCTACGAGTATCTAAACAAGACCAAGTCAGAGAAACTTCTGACAGAAGCAGCGCAAGCATTCGGCCTCGACCCAAAGGCCGAGATGTACAAGATGCCCGCTATGTTTGTTGGCCCTTACGCCGAAGTAGACGCCGAGGTTACACTCGAACTCTACAACTTCCTGCGCGTTAAAATAGAGCAGGACGGGCTAGGACAGATCATGGACCTCGAAACACGGCTCTTGCCCTGCTTGGTGGACATGACATGGCGCGGTGTCCGCGTTGATCTGGACAAGGCCGAGCGCACACGGAACGCGCTCCTCAAGCGTGAGAAAGAAGTTTTAAAAAATATCAAGAAGCTTGCGGGCTTTGATGTAGAAATCTGGGCAGCCCAATCGATAGCCAAGGCATTCGATGCACAGGGTCTGACCTACGACAGGACCGAGAAAGGGGCACCGTCCTTTACAAAGTCCTATCTTTCCGACCACCCACACGCTCTACCGCAATTAATTGTCGAGGCGCGTAACCTGAACAAGACGTCTGGTACGTTTATCAATACGATCCTCAAGCACTGTCGGTCTGATGGACGCATCCACTCGCACATAAACCAGATCAGATCGGACGATGGCGGGACGGTTTCGGGGCGCATTTCGATGAACAACCCCAACCTACAACAAATCCCTGCCCGCGACCCAGAGTTGGGTCCGATGATCCGCAGCCTGTTCCTTCCAGAAGAGGGCGACCAGTGGGCGGCAATTGACTTCTCGCAACAGGAACCACGCATCTTGGTTCACTATGCACATGTGTTTGGTGAGCAGAGAGGGCAGCCGTTGCGCGGGGCCAAAGAGTTTGTTGACCGCTACAACCAAGACCCAAGCACAGATTTCCATACGATGGTATCCGAGATGACCAACATCTCTCGTAAGCGGGCCAAGACGGTGGGTCTGGGCATTCTGTACGGCATGGGCGTCAACAAGCTTGCGGGCGAGTTGGACGTGCCTGTGGACGAGGCCAAGGATGTCTTGAAACATTTCAACGAGACACTGCCGTTTGTTAAGGGACTGTCGATGGGCGTGATGAACCGCCTGAACCAGAAGGACAGTAAGGGCGAACTGCGTTCTCTACTGGGCCGTCGCTGCCGTTTTAACCTTTGGGAGCCTGATACGTTTGAAATGAACAAGGCTTTACCTTACGAGGATGCGGTCAAAGCATACGGCGACACGGTGCGTTTGAAGCGGGCATACACCTACAAAGCGTTGAACCGTTTGATCCAAGCGTCGGCCGCGGACATGACCAAAAAGGCCATGGTGGATATCTACGAACAGGGCATGTTGCCCATGATTCAGATACACGATGAGATCGCCATGTCGGTGAAAAATCGCGAAGAAGCAGAAAACATTTCTAAAATTATGCAAAATGCGATACCATTAAGTATCCCTAACAAATGTGACGTCGAGGTAGGTCCAAGTTGGGGAGAAGCAAAGTAGACATTTCCTTACCTCTCGTTTTACCTCGCAACTAGCCGCGGTTTGCTCCATCACCGCGGCTTTTTTCTTGCCTTTCCCATAGTATCCTATATATTCTTACACAAATAGTGAAAGGACAGTGGATGAATACGGAGAAATGGAAGAGCGTTCTGGTTCCAATAGAAGTATATCGTGAGATCAAAGACATTGCTAAGTCTGAAGGACGCACGATCAGCGGACAATTACGCGTAATGTTCGAAATATATAAAAAAGCGGTTGACGCCTAGTATATTATCGCATATGTAAAAGACACCTCATGAATGAACTAAGAGCCTCGGACTTCGGTCTGGGGCTTTTTTCTTATCTATAGACTTGACAAAGTCGCATACGTTAGCTAGATATCAAAAACGTTTTAATTTTATGAGGGTAAAATGCCACAATACGAAATCATCCGCCATTATCAAAAATGCGACGTACACGTCGTTAACGCCAAAAGCGAGGCTGAAGCCCGTTGGCGCGTCCTGAACCGCGGCGCAGGGTTCAAAAGCTCTTTCGATAGCGACGACACGCTTATCGAAGTCAAAGTCATCAACCCCGAGTTCGAAGAGGAGTTGGACGATGATGCGTAAGAAGAAGTTACCTTTGTACCAAGAGCAGTTGGAAAACTTCATCTTCCACCACATTCATGCGTGGGCCGAAGAGTATGTCGAAGAGAACAAGGCCGATTATCCTGACACGACTTTGTACGATTCTATGGATAACGAGTTCCGCACCTTCATGCTAGACATAGAAC